CCAACCTTAACTAAGCGTATTAGCCAGTAACAGTTGTGCCGCCTGTTGCTGCTGCTACTGCTCTTGCAGTTTGTTCGCCGATGCCTTCAAACCCTTCGTCTGCACCGAACTGGATAGCATTATCATAACGAATAGTAAGTGTAGTTGTTACTGCTTCGTTAGTTGCATATGCTAGTGAATTGTAGTTAGCTGATTCAATGTAACAACCTACTAAACGGAAACGATCAATTACTGACGCTCCATTAGCACCGTTACCACCATCTAATACTTCGATGCTAGTTTGGAATTTGTATGAACCACTTGATACTGCGCTTGACTGTTCGAAGAAATCGAACTGACGTTGTAGCTGCTGTCCAACAACTTTTTGTACGTTGTTGTTTGCATCTTCGCGTAGTGTAAGTGTAATTGGTTCCCATGTGTGCTTACCTGCAAGATATGTTCTTGAGTTGTAAGCGTCGATAGTCATTTGTTCAAAACTTACGTTTGGACGAGTTACGTCTACTACTTGTCTTGAAATTTCTCTTGTACCATCTGGTCCACCAGTAGTACCAAAATTATCTAGTAATACTCTAAAGCGGTACTGTAGTTTAGGCATCAATAATGATGAGTTACTTCCAGCGCCTTCAGTAGGTACACTAATATTTTGTAAAGTTGTGATTGGCATTATGTTCTCCTATACAGTATTTATGCCTCAATGAGTGGAGTTTTACCTCCACTCATTATGTGCGCATATTATCCTAGTGCTGCAATTTCGCCTGTGTTCTTAATACGCAATGGAATGTAAATAAATTCAATTGCTTTTACTGGCTCAATAGCAATGTCTAAGTATAGCTCATTTCTATCAATTCTTGCAGGTGTGTTATTTGATTCATCACACACTACCAAGAAGTCATAAAGTGCTCTTAGTGCTACTAATTCTAGTAACAATGCATCTGCCGCTGCTTTAACTTGATCTCTTGTGATCTTGTCATTTGGCTCAAACAAGTATGGTTTTGCCAACAGCTCTAGTTGTCCACGTAAGTAAACAGTTAGACGTGCTACATTTACACGATCCAGCGCACTTGCATTTCTTGCACGAGTCTTTTGTCCAAATACAACAAGTCCTGCACCACTAATAAATGTGATCGGGTTAATTGAATTTGAATAAAGTGTATCACGCTGTCCAGTGTTTAATGCTACACTTGTAAATTCGCCTTCACTATTAATATAGCCCGAACTTGTAGCATTACTTACACCACCACGTCTTGTACCTGCTGGAGCAAACCAGGGGAACGCAACTTGGTCGTTTAGTATGATAGTGCGTAGTGCCATGTGTGATGCTGGAACAACAATGTTATTACCTGCATTATCACTTGTAAAGCCTGCGCCATAATACATAGCCATGTACTCGTCGAAGCTAACTGCGCCATTGTCATTATCTTCTAGTGCTAGTTTAACGTTAGTTGCCCATTCATTTAATGAAGTTGCATCTGGTGTTAAGCGTAAAGGTGTATCACCAACAACAAATGCTGTTAAGCGTCTGTCATAGTTTAGTGTGATCATTTCACCGATTAGCTCTGGATAACCTGGTGTTGCAATCAAGTTAAACTGACGACTTTCTTCGTCACGTATATCTTGGTTACTGTTAACAGTTGCTTGTAGTGCTTGTACAACACTCTTACGCTGTGCATGACGTCCGAAGCTACCTGAACCATCTGCTTGGTTACCTGAATCAGTAACCCAACGATGTGGGTAGTAAGCTGACATTGAAGCACCGTCGTCTACGCCGCCTTGGCGAACGTTTTTACCTGCGGTATCAATGTAGTTACGCTCAAAACGCTTAACATTAAATCCACTCTTACGTAAGTTCCATAGCAACATGCCTTTTGGATATAGTGATGGATCAGGTGAATCTGGATCCACGTAATCACTAGTAAGCATTTCTGCAATAGTCGAAGTTGGAGCATCGTCTACTGTTCCGCCGTCATTGCCTTGACGTGCATCTGCAAATAGTACTCCGTTTTCTGTAGTCTGGTCTGCTTTATCAAGTAGTACCCAGGCCGATGGTGATAATGCTGTATTCCATCTGTAAACTGCTGGATAGTCTTCAACATCTGCTGTACTAATCCAAATATCACCATTAACTAACGGACTTTTAGAAACATCAGTTTGTGTTGTTGGTGCAGTTGCACTTACAATAGGACCTTCTGCGTTGGTGCCACTGTATGGACTTGCTACGTTTGATAATCCTGAAGTACCATCATAGTTTAATCCAACAAAAGCATCGCCATTGTGTACTAGGATGTCAACTTCGTCAACAACACTATTATACCATAGTTGCCCTTGTGCAGTAAGATTTAACGGCTCGTTACCTGATGCTGTATACACTAGTGGCTTCCAATTTGAAGCTACTAAGCCAGTTGCATTTGGACCAGCGTATAAGTTAGCTGTATTAGCTGCTGAAAAACCAAAACCTGCAAGGCCGCTGTCTGTGTCAACAATATCAATTTCGCCACCTAATTTGTGCTGAATTACAACTCTATTTTGTGCATCTACTAGTGCTACAACATTAACAAACCCTTCAGCGTTAATAGCTGTTGCTAGTAATTCTGCGTCAGTTAGTGCGCCAGTTGTTGTTACACTTACTGAAGCTGCTGTTGTCATTGCTGCTGTATTAGCTTTTGATTCGCTAATTGTAAACGTGTATGTTGCTGCTGTAACTCCAGTTGCTCCAATTACTGAACCAATAATGCTAGTTGCACCTGATACTGCTCTTGTGTAAACTTTATAGTTTGCAATTGGATTGCCAAGCTCGTCTACGTTTACCTTTGCATACAAATCACCAATTTTTAAGTTTGCGCCGCCACCTGTTTTGTCAAGACCGTTTATTGCGCCTTCTGGTGAAGTATAAATTGGTGTTGTTATAGATGACCACAATTGTGTAGCTGTATTGTATTCTTTAATGCTTAAATTTGCTCCGCCATTTGGTGTAGTTGTTTTAATCCAAACACTTCCTGTTGGTGCAGGTGATGTG